TTTCTTTATTCGATCTCATATGATAATGTCCAGAATAAACTTTATCAAACTTATCAAAAATATTTGAGTCCATTCCATGTTCCATGAAGTGTCCACGAGTTGCCATGAAACCATTTAGTTCAAGATGACCCATCACACATGGAGAATCACTTTCTTCTATCAACTCAAATGTTTTTTCTTGATTCTCAGGATTAATCCAAGGTACAAACAAAAATTTTGTTTTATCTATTCTAACTTCTTCAGCTTCTGGATATATTTTCACATTATCATACTCTCTCAGAAAAAGTCCAACACCTGTTAAGTCATTTGTATTTTTATAATAAGCAGTATGATTACCTATGATTGTATGAACAGTAATTCCTAATTCTGCTAATCTATCATAATAATGATTCTTTGCCCATTCAAGTGATACAAAATCAACACCTTTACGACTATCAAATGTATCACCCATATCAACGATGGTTGTGATACCTTCTTTAATTAAAGTAGGAAAGAATATATCTTCGTAAAATTTTAAAAAGTAATCATGAAATAATTTTGAATTTTTTCTCGCACCAAAATGTTGGTCTGTAATAATAGCAATCTTCACTGATAATTCATCCTTGTTTGCACCGAGTCTTTAATTTGATTATAATCAGAACTAGTTCCTGTCATATCACCATCAACAGTAAAGACTTCCTCATAACCAGATCTTTCAATAATTTTAGTTTTAATTTCTAATTGTTTCTTTTCCTTTTGTATTCTTCTAAGAAATGCATAATGTATAATTTGTGTAAAATAAGCAAATGGATTCTTAGATTTTTCTGGATTAAAATTATTAATATATTGAACACAGTTTTCAATACCATCACATACCATATCATCTTTAAACATGTAGTTTACAAAGTTAGGTTTAAAGGATAAATGAGTTGCAATCTTAAGAAAACATTCCCCAAGATAATTTGTAATACGAGGTTTTGCTTCACCTCTCTCTGCAGCCAAAGCGACCTTCTCTTTGTATTCGACGATAGCGGCGAGGAACTCTTTATTGTTTACATAGTGTTCCGATCTTTTTCTTGCCATGAAATGTGTTGATAATGTTTATCATTCATAATAATATTATACACTATTTTACAACGCTTGACAAGACCCCAAAAAAGCATTACAATAACCTTTGTAGAGGTTCAGAGGGAAAGATTAGCTGTTCTTAAAGATGTCTTCTAAGGATTTTCTTGCATCTTTCACGTTAGATATATAACCCATTTCTTTTGTCATTTTTGGTTTTGGTTTCTCAAAGGGATTTTGAGATTCATAATATGCTTTTACGAAATTATTATAAGCTTTGATTACATCCTTATCAGAAATCTCACATATAGTGATAATATTGTTCATCTCTACTATATATGTCTTTTCTCGACCTGTTTTAATCCAAGGTTCGATTTTGATAATACTTACGCCAGGTCTTTTAGTAAATGATGACTCTCCAACCATTGCAGGGTAATCTAAAGACATAACATCTCCTTGTGGAGACATCTCGATTTGTGCAAGAACTTCTTCACTTGTTTTTAATTTTACAACTGCTAAAAATTTATCTGACATTTTTTTAAAGGTATTGTGAGCATTTCGTAATTAAAATTTTCTTCGTTATATATTTTAACTCTCTCCATCATATGATTTAGTGTGTAGTTTTTAGAGGATCCATATGTAATATCATCAGCAATATCAAAAAGAGTTGCTTTGATTTTGTTGTCACCCTTTCTTAAAACTCGACCTATACTTTGTAAGTTTCTGATTTTTGATTTGTTTGGTGATGCAAATATGACATTGTGAAGATTCTTAATGTTAATTCCTGTTGAGAAGGTGCCGTATGAGGCAATGATAATTGCATTTTCTTCTTTTTCTGTGATTGTGCGAACTTGTTCTCGATCCTCAGTATCAACTCCTCCGTGAACAAAGAAACATTTTCTATTTTCTTCCTTACTCTTATTTATGAGATCAAAGAGAGGCAACCCATGTGTCTCAACTCTTGTATATAATATTAAAGTATTTCCACTTTGATCAAGAGCTAGATTCTTGATAAAATTATTTCTTTGTGTATGTGTGATTAGATATTGTATTTCATCCTCATAGTTCTCAAATTTTCTTGCTGGATGTTTGAGTGTTAGAACTTTGATATTTAATTTTGACAGATATCCTTTTTTCATTAATTCATCTGTGCGAATAATTTTATAGGTAGGGCCAAATAATCCTTCTAATACCCATTTGTGTGTTTGTGTTCCATCGAGTGTTCCAGTAAATCCATATCGATACTTACAATCAAGCATCTTTGTCATGATACTGACGAGAGATTTTGATTTAAATAGGTGTGCTTCATCACCGATGACTACATCAAAGTTATTAAAATACTTTCGATCTAGTTTATAAATTGATTGCCAAGTAGTAATTGTAACACTATCATCACTAATCTTATCTCTTCCAGCATAGACACGATGACAATATTTTTCGACATCCCAACCATAATCCTCAAAATCTTTATACATCTGTTCAACAAGAGATGTAGTTGGAACCACAATTAATATTCTACGACTATGTTCAACATGATATCTTGTAATTGCATAGATCATTAATGACTTACCAGATGCAGTCGGTGATAATAATAATTTACGATTATGTCTCAGTGCATCATGAATACCCATGATTTGATAAGGTCTGGGTTTGTGTTTTGATATACTTTTCACATAATCTGTTACACCCTCTGGTGATATCATTTCATTCTCTTCAAGTGGCAAACCATAGAATTTACTACCTTCAAACTCATAAGTATATCCCTTTCGATTGCAAAATGATATGACTCTATCTACAAGTCCAGTGTAGATCTCATTCTTTCTCATGTCATAAAGTCTTATCTTACCATCCCAATATTTGTTACGATACTGTGGCATAAACTTGGCGCCAGGAACTTCAAATGTAAAATGATCTGAAAGTTCATGATACACATATTGTTCTGAGTCTATCGTAACAAAGACTTCATTTTTCTTTTTAATAATTAAGTGGGTCATGTAAATCCAGCTTGGAATTTATGCCATTCAATTGAATTTTTGATTTGATATGTACGATTTGATATCTGTTTAAGAATACTTTCGGTATAATTTATCATCACATCATAGTATTCAACTTTTAAATTTGCTTCTGATACTCGATCATCAGCATCCATGTATCTAATCAGTGCGTCTTTATCTCTAACTTTTTTTGGAAATGGTTCTCTTTCATACACTTCTGGATCTGCCTTTCCAGAATAGTATTCATATCTTTCATGACGAACACTCTTTTGTATCTTCTGAGCTTTGGTTCGTAACAAAATTAAATTGTTTAATATTTCATGATATTTTGAATGCAGTTGAGGAACTTTGATAGATTCTTCATGCATGTTATCAATATCAATCTTACAGTCCTCTTGCCACATGGACTGAATCTTATCAAGATTTATCATGTAAAATTATTTTTGGAAGTAATTGTCTAGTCTATTACCATTTGGATCAGTAATATTAAAGATGGTATATTTGAAAGTTGCTTCTGCTGTGAAATAATTATAGTCACGAGTTGTAACATCAAAGTCTAAAGTTGAAAGTGCTACTGGAAATGCATCCTTAAAGTTAATCAAAACACTTGGTTTATAATTACTATTTAAAACTTGTAAAGTTGCATCTGAAAATTCAAAATAACGAGGATCCCCATCGTCACTTGCAGAGGCATTAGTTCTAATATCATCTTTTTTCAATTGTGAAAATTGACCTATAGATTCTGGAAATCCAAGACCAGTTATCCACTTGTAGATTGCAAGATAGTTCTCCATCTTTTCATCTACTAAAAAACGAACGTTTAAATCATCATACAAAACTTTATCTCCAGGCACAGGAATATCCTTCAAATAAGTGGGTTGAACAGCAGTTCCCATGCTTATTTGAGGTATGTTCGCAGATTGGCAAAGAAAATCAACCTTTGGAGTTTTAGTTAGAATCAACTTAAAACCAAGAGGAGACATATAGTTCCTATTGGCTATTTGTTTGTCAAAGGGTGATACTGAATCAGTCATTTACTTTTTTGCAATTTTTT